TAGACCAGTGGTATGAACTGTAGCCACCATTAGCTACTACAATGTCTTCATTCTCTTCAGCCCACCTACGNGCTANCTNTACCTCCTCTTGTACATCAAGGATAATGTTATCGAGATCGTTTGCTACCTGTTCAAAAGCTGCATCGGTGGAGAAGTTAATCGAGTTGAGATCGTCAGCCCGAGCAACATCCCCATCGTTTACAACCTTGTTGTTTGGATTGTAATACTTATCAGGACCACCGTATGCCATGTGTCATACCTCCTAGGTTACATCACGTCACCAACAATGGTGTACCTGATGACTGCTGCGTTAATAATGTGTGGTGTCCGGTAGCGATCACTTGTAGTCAAAGACAAGCTCACGTTCTTTCCGTAACCATTCGAGTACAACATCGGGTTCTGGGTAGAGGAACTACCATACGTGAACTGACCCCATCGGTCTACACCCCACGTACCACCGGGACTCTCCGCTATGAAACCTTCTTGCGAGAACTTAGGCCAAGCCGGTGATCCGTAGTCAAACGAGAGAGAACCATAGATCAGTGTATCACGATCAGCTTTCATTTCCAGGTTTACACTTCTGAATCTCTTGCGAGAACCAGGACTTGCATAGGAGTCGTAGGCAGTCGTGAGTCTAGTAACTATATCTTCACCGTTGAACGAGGTGCCAGAGTCCATCTTGTACACAAAACCGTCTTCACTTGAGAATACAATCATGATGTCACCGTTGGCATCAAGTCCCTCGCTACACAAAAGAACTGGATTGAGATACTTGACCTTAGTTACACCTTTGACTTTCTTCTCGGTATCAAACGTAAAGAAGAACCCTTGTCCATCATCCATGAACAAACGATACTGGTTATTAGCCTTCTGTACGGTAGAGCATGTGATGAAGTCCTTGTATCGCATGTACGACACTTGGATGTTCTTGCTAACAAAGGCAGCACTGAAGTCACCAAAGGTATCAGTGGCCTCGAGGTTAGTCACACCCTTCTCTCCTGCGGTTACGATAGTGCCTACGATTCTCTGTGCAGTGTCTTCGAAGGCCCCCCCGGTCTTGCTAAAGGTTTCCATGTAGAACTTGTACTGTGACGTGACAGCACCACCGGCATTACTATTGTCCGTAAGAGACTTCAAGAGAAACGTAGAGCCCTTACAAAAGATTACCAAGACATCACCAGGAGCAACCACAAGGTTCGTAAGGTAGTCCTCTATGTATATTTCACCAGCACCAGCTAAAGGGTCAAAGTTTGTAGGGTCACCAACAGCACTGAACAAGAGCCTTCCATCAGGGTATCCAAGGAACAACCTGTTCTTAAACTCGAGTATGTGTGTTGCGTAGAATCCTGGTGTGGACTCGTCAGGCAAGTTTACGTGATCAATAGGTACGAGGGTGTCTCCGCTAATGTAATGAGGTCTGTTGACTCCACTTGCGAAGAACGTAACNCGTTCCCTTTGTAANCCTGTGAGTTCATCAAACTGTCCAATAGTGAACCTGTACTTACCACCGTTATCTAGTGTTCCAATCAAAGGGGACCACCCGCCTGCTGTGCTCTTATACATCAAGGCCGAGGTAGCTAGCTCGTTATCTCTGACTGCATAGACCACACCGTCCATCACGTGTACGCCACGAACAGGATTACTACCAGGAACAGGGTCAATCAAAGCTCTTTGTGCTTCTCGCTCTGTATCGTTTACCTGGAACGTGTAATAGTCTGGTGAACTGTACGGNAGGTTAGGNANGGTAAAAGGCTCAATNTGTCGTATGGCNTCNTTAGANANNCGCACNCAATCAANNTANCCTTCGAACCCTGTGCCTGNTCCTAAGTAACCTATCCTGAGGTTGCTAGAGTTTGCCAGAGGTGTAGCTATGAAGGTATCAACCAAGGACCCGTTCACATACAAAGTCCACGTATGCAACTCGTCATGAGTTAGCTCTACGTGTGACCAAGTGTTGATCGAGAGTGTGCTCCCGAACGTCTTAGTTAGATCATAGGTAATACCTGTGCTGCTCACACTTAGCACAAGTTGGCCTGCGTTCATCTCAAGTTTGTACGAGAGAGACTTCTCAAGTATCGAACGCACACCAGAGACAGACGTAGGACGTAACCACAAGCTGATTGCAAAGCGCTCAGCCTCAGGGTTGAATGAGTTAGCGTTAGGAACACTCATGTAGTCCGTAGCCTCAAACTTGAGAGATGCCGTGAGTAGATTAGGGAAACCTGCGTCTATCCTCACACCTGCATTAGTAACCACGTGCATACTTCGGCTCTTGTCATTGAGAGAGTCACCTTCGATAAGCAACACAGTCTCGTTGTCGTTACCATAGTCCGTGATGAACTCTACAGGCACATTAGAGGCTAGAGTCTTACCATCGAAAACCTCGTATCCAGGGACACTTGAGTACCCATGATACACACCGTCAACCTCTTGATAGTTCTGGCAGTCGATAAGCTCACCACCACGTAACTCGATCTGAGCTACATCTTCCTTGACACCACCACTCATGATGTGGACCTTGGTCCGAGTGTCTCTAATACGAGATCGTTTGGTTCTCATAAGTACCTCTTACGTTACGCTAAAGGTCTGAATTGCATCTTCTTCTGGGGAATCTCAGATCGTTTCATCTGCCCCATCATTACGTCAGCATTCGTTAAGTTCTTGTCTTCAATCTCGGGGTTGCCTAGCCACGAACCAAAGTCAGCAGAAGCTATATAAGCGATAAGCATGTGGAATCTTGTAGGAAGCAAAGGTGTGTCCAAGTTAGCCACAAGGTCTTTAGGCACCTTGAGGTATCTCGAGGTCAGTGTGTAAGGACCATCAAGTGCATTCACTACAAGCTCGTTAGTCTCAGGTACAACTGTGTACTTCGCGGGTCTGCCTGGAACACTCCAATCCTGCACAAGGTAGTCTTCGTAATCTACATACTGCAAATCTGTGCGGTCCCAGATAACTCTCTTCCACTTGGACACGTTGGCATTAGCTGTGGATACTGTCAAGTCATCCAAGGATAACGTGAGTGTGCCTTGCATGAACTTCCAATCCTCACTCGCTAGTTGAATCTTGAGGTTGGCCTGTCGTACAAACGTGAGAAGAGTCGCTTGAATATCTTTAAGGTTAGCTACTGAGGATATATCCCCCTGCAAACCTGTGAGTTCATTGACTTCTTTCATTAGATCAATAAGGGTCATACGTACTCCATATACAAGAAAACCCCCAAGGCTTACGCACAAGGGGGTTCATTCTCGTTACCTAGGATTAACTAAGGATTACGGGGTGTAAGCGTTCTTGGTACACAGGAGCAGAGCACATGCTTCCGGCATGATGACCTTACGACCATACAGCAGGAGTGTACGCCACCGCTCACCGAACTGATCCGGATCGGGCAGAGTCTCTGTCTTGTTGACCTGAGATGCAAAAGTGATAGCATCCTTCACACCAGCCAGTACCGAGAAGGTCTCAACGGTATCAGCAGTGATCGACTCAGTTACATGGTACACCTGATTGCTCTGGTAAACCTTGAACCGATCAATCTGACCGATGAGTCCTGTACGAATTACACCAGTGTCGTCGCCAGTGATGTCAACACGCTTCAGATCGCCTTTCTTCAGGAGGTTGGCGTACCAAGCGGGAATGACGATCCAGCGGTTCTCATCGGGGATGTTAGCCTCATCTAGTACGGTGCCAAGGTCTGCGATCAACTCAACAGCATTGTCCTTGGTAACAATAACAGGAGCACCAGCAGCACCCAAGTTGTAACCACCAGAGATTTTACCAGCGGTCAGACCTTTGTTACTAGCGTGTACCTGACCGGGAACGTAAGCCAAGATGCGCCGGTCAGTGTCCAGTTTCAGGGACAGGGCGGCACGCTCAGCGAACAACTCCATAAGGCCAAGGTCAGACTGCATTTTGTCGACCTCATCAACGGTGAANGCCTTGTAGTATGCCTGATCAATCAGGAGGCTACGAGCGTTCTCAGTCGGACGAGTGTAGACAATCGGAGTACCTACGCTGTATTCGGAAACATCACCAGCTACCGGGGTCGGGGCAACACGTACATATACGGTATCNCCTTTACCGGAAATTTCACCTTCATCATACTGTTATTACGTGCTTTTTAATATGCACGTACTCACGATTCTCTTTCTCGTGAGATCAGACTATATCATCACCCTTGTTGTCAAGGGGTTGTGCGCTCGTGGGATAGTAGAACCTTTGTTTGTACTGCATACTAGGTGTGATAAACGGGTGTATAAGCTCATGAAACTTTCGACCTTCTTTGTGGAAGCACCTGATTGAATAAGTGCCTTTTCCATCTTTGTATGTCGTGAACTTTATACCCCATGTTTTAAGAAAGTAATCACAAATGTCTTGAGCAATCTCTTGAGTAGTACAAGTGTGGATTTGTGTCCTTGCTGATCTAACAGAACCATCAGACCATCTGTTGTTAGCAACTATTGAGCCATCATCCATATACCAGATAGCTAATGCTTCTGGAGTAAGACACCTGAGTACTTCTTGTGAATACTTATTTGGGTACATCATATTCCGTAAGATACGAAAGTAGTTATCTGCTCTCTCACATCTATATTGAACGAAAGATTTTCCATCAGGCCACTTATGTACATACCTATTGACAATCACTTCCTTACCCCCTAGTAAGGACTGAAGAAGTCTAGCCTTATACTCCAAGTATTCCTTTTGTTTTTCAGAGTGACACAGCTTTAAGGAGCATGTGTTACTTCTATGATCCTTCCTTATGTACCCATCACCTAGTACAAGCGCTACTAATAACGCTTTCTTTCTTTTCTCCATACGACCTCCTGGCCTAGAGTAACTTTCAACTATCCTAGTCGTTGAACCTTCCGCTTACTGCACGGCTTGGCTGCTGATTCCCATCTCAGGGTTCCAGCAATTCACACAATTTAATCGAGAGGATCACTCCTCAAGTGACCAATAAGGTTTAGTCAGTGTTACAAATCTCGTTCATGACTGTACTTTCGGTGTACAGCCGCATAACCTTGGAACTGAAGATAATCGGAGCGTACTTTACGGCACCCGAAGAGGGATAAGTTGCATTATAAGCCATTGTTTACCTCATATAAAATGTCGAAGGTTCGACAAATCTACTTGTTTATGATCTTGCCGCTGAGGTAAGCCTTCTCGATACGTTCGTCAATAGCTCTCTTCTCTGACGCACGACCTTTGAACTTACCACGAGCTACATCAATCTCATGTTGCCTAATGAAAGAAACCGTGATGGAATCGTCAGTAGGCTTAGTGACCTCTGTAGAAGAACTCCGTTGCACAGGACCCGTTCGACTTGCGATAGTATCCTTACGCGGAGGTGGAACCACAGCTTGCGCTTTAAGCTCCTTGAAACTGTTGAAGAAAGATGCCACACGTTCTACATCAGAAATTCGTTGTGCAGCCTGTAGCCTTACCAATCGCTTGACACCAGTTGCGTCCTCTTGGTCTAGCCANNNGAGGAACTCTGGATCGGTATTCATCATCCGACACTCGGGGACAAACGACTCAAGGGCTACGATGAAATCCTCATAGGCTTGACGCTCGGTCGACACAATCCTTTCTTTTGACTTTACTTGCTCAGACTCCAGAAGTTTGGTCTCGAGCTTCTGAGCTTTCTCGTGGGCACTCTTCACAGCTTTCTTGATTGCCTCAGATGCCTCTTCTCCTATGATACTTACGACCTCAGGACCG